GGCAGATTGGGTAGGGTGTCTCACCCTAGGGTTGCACCTTCCAATAAAGGTTGGTACAAGGTGGTATCGCACCACCGCCTAACGGAACCGCCAGGTTTCCCTGGTCTTCCGTCATCCGACCAATCCCAATTATGGGTTGATCGGGTGATCCGCCGGTACTTCACGGAACGAAGCCTCGTCCCGATCTTACCGTCTACAACGGAGCCATGTAGCATCGACAACAGCAACCCGTGAGGGTTGTAATGCCGGTGCTTTTGACCAAACGGTACAGAGATACGATCGCTCTTCACCAGTAAGAATCTAGGAACCACAGTATAGCAAGCATAAAGAAATGCCTGCCTACCTCGGTCAAACCTAGATCCCGCTACTGATAAAGGGACCTTAATCCCTGAATCATCTTGCTCGTGAAGTGGTACGATTACTCGTCTCACCGTACTTGCTAGATAAGCGAGCGTGCCTGGGAGATGAATCCCGTGCACGTCACACCATTTAGTCAAGAGGTTGATGGCCACGTATCGGTCCTGCATTGTTTTAAGCGTCTTTACGTAGACGCCGCGAACATTCACGCCTTTGAAATAGTCGTGACCGCAGGATTCACGGAAGGGACCTTCAACAAAGGTCTTGTCTGCATTAACTGCGAAACCTAGGACTTCCAACATGCGAATAACGTCACGCGTCACATCTCTGTGACACGCGATATCATCGCCAAAAACACCCCAAAGAGGTGTATGGTTGCCCCAGACGTCAGCAGAACCAAAATGGAATTTGGTGCAGACTTTCACTAGACAGGAGAAGAGACAGGTTTGCAGGGGAAAAGTAAAACCGTTCCCCATAGTGCTAACCATCTCTAAACGTATCTCCCGCTCGTTAAGTCTCGTGTACGGAGTTCGTAGTGTACAGAGCAGGTCGTAAACCCACTCTGGTAACACTTCACGAAGCATACCTAAAGACATCGAGTCCGAAGCCGAACTAAGATCGATCGTTGAGATCGAATCCGTTAGACTTCCGAACTTCGCGAGCCACCGGTTACGGTCAGGTTGCGTGCTTAGGGATATCCCATGAGCAGTAGTCAACCTTTCCTCGATCAATTTGCCCAACCCAAGCTGATAAAACATATTCAGTGAAGGTTCGACACAGATCGTCCGGCTAATTCTAGTGGACTTCGGTACGAATCTAAGACGGGAACTCGAAACGACTTCATGGGATCTGAAGTGGAGTAGCCGAGAAATTTCGGCGTCCACCCAATCAGGGAACCATGAGAGCCAGTCGCCGTACATATTGTACAGGTCCGACGAAGTACAAGTCAAGACAGAGGAGTACAACTTCGTGTAGAAATCATACCCCAGAGCACCCAAGGAAGCCCCGGGCCCTAGTCTACCGTTCGACAGTAAGTCGTAGTAGCTATTGACCAAGAGCTCACCCCCTGGGTGGAAGAAGTCATCTAATTCCTTCTTAAGGAGATTAAACAACATCTCTTCCTTACTTGTGTTTAACTCAAGATGCCAATTCCGACAACGTTCATTAACGTCGAGGAATTTATGCAAAGCGCGGGCATTCGCCTCGTCCTCCGTGCCATCTATATATTTCTTATAGAAGCTGCGGAGAAGGCTATATACCGTTGCTTCGTTGACACCAGCCTCGGGTCGCAGAGGTGAATCAGGATTCTGGACATAGAAATCCAGCACGTCCTTCTCCACATACCTACCCAGGTCGTCGACGAGTTTAGAGAAAAGAGCGTCAGAGTTAATGCTCATGTCACACTTCCTCGCTAATCGCTAGCGTAACGACTCTAACTGGACACCATGAATTAACATGGCCCAGACGAGTCTATTCCAGACAGCGTTAAAACTGTCTGGCGTGATTTCGTCCTTGCCGTTGTTAATGACAATGGAGACGTCGCCAAGGTACTTTATCCGCCGCTTTCGCGGCAAACTTCGTGCCTTAACAGGACGTCTATTCTTTATACCAGTTTGAGTACACTTACGAGACATGGAGAGCCTCCGCCTTTAATAAGGCAAATTAGGATCAACGTCATTGCAGCACCTACACAGCAGCGCCGGAATGTCTTAGATGACACCCGACACCGCCGTATCGCCGATTCCCGACGATGCCTGGCTAAGGGCACCGATGTGAGCCGACAGTGCTGCACGAATATCCTCAGGTTCGCAAGTATCAGCACCAGCCGGGACCTCTACGGTCGTACGGATGAGCATCACTTGCGCGGCCTGACCGGTCAAGGGCACCACGCCCTTTCGAGTCAGGACCTGATAGACATTCCTAGCGACAGACCGAAGGACGCCTGTAATAGCGTCCGGAAGGCCGATCGTCTTGAGGACAAGCGGCCGACTCACCGTAATGGTGAACGGTTTCGACACAGCATGGACGTCAACGTTAGTTTGCGTTCCGCCAAGGGCGGTAACCGCATACTGTTTAGCGTTGGGTCCAGGCGGCGTGTCACTAACGAGTGTGTACGTCGGGCCGGTTAGGCCCGTTTGAGCACCACCTGTAATGGGAGAGGAAAGAGAGATTGCCATAAAAAAGGTCCAATCAATAAGTTAGAGGTTTAAGATAACTATCAGTAAGACCGCGCCCTCGACCTAGCACACCACCTAAGGTGCGCAGGGAAGCAAGCGCAGCAACGTTGACCCACTTAGTCGCGGTCCCGGGTAGCCTCCATACCAAATTAGGGTATGGCAAAGAGGTTCCGAGATTTTGACGGTTGATCAACTTCAGACTGATAGAGAGTTTTCCACTGTCGCAGTTGAACGATGTAACATTCGAACCTGGTATAAGCTTTATAGGTCCTCGCGTCGATGAAATTATCGAACGCGTTGTCTTACTAGCCCACGCCAGATTCGTTGTACACATCGACCACGCATCGATCACATCACCAAGGTTGGTGAAATAATCGACAAGGAACGAGTACGGGATCAGGTTATAGATTGTTGGGATCCAATTGGAGGTATTAAGCCCCCACAAGGTTCCATCTACAAGTTCCCTACCGTACGGGTATCCTTTGACTGCGCCGTAGTACTTGACGGAATCTACACGCTTGTTTTGAATATAAGCATGTATGGTTGACTCTATGGGATAGTCGAAGGTTTCGCCCTGGGCAAAGACAGATTGGTCGGCCTTTGTGTAGACGGGAATTACTTCCCCCTCACGAAAAGCCGGGCCTTTCTGTCTTAAAATCCCATAGGCGTCTTGGACGTCCCCGATTAGAGGTCCCCAACCGTATGAGTACTCCAGCCAAGTATCCCGTAACACGCTGTTGCGTCGGCGATCAGACCTTTCTCTACGAGCACGCCTCTTGGCTGTGCGAACGTAGTGGTCGATCCCTTGGCGAAGCGCCATCGCGGGATGCTTGATCATGCGTAACGTTTCTGCGAGTTCACCCAAGAAGGTTCCACCTTGAAAGGCGGACTGTACTTCTCGAATTTTCCCGTAGAACTGACCTAACGCAATGGAGTCGATGGTAGCTGTCGAAGGAGGACCAAACGATCCGGGTATCGGGAAGCTAGTCGCTAAGACTAGCCCTTGCCCGAATGCCGTTCTCCAGTTAGGAGACGTCACATAGAACTGTTTGAGCTCATACGTCGCTGGTGAGTATTCCACGTTGTACAACTGCGCATTGAATGCGGTAGTTGCACTGACGTGTCTACGCACCTGGGAGCGCCAGGCCGGGTTATTAACACCAGTTTTACTTTCGACCCAAGTATAGGTCGTATCAGTACTACTGGCGTTTCCCGGAAAAGGCACATTCCACGCCGTAAATCGCTTGAAAGTCCTAAATACCCGTTGTTTGATCATTTCTTTAGACTACCAAAGGGCTTGTTGCCGAAGGTAACGATAGGAGTTACTCCTTCCCAGACCACGAAACGTGACCACCAGGGCCTGAATCATCCCCAAGCACTAACGATATATCCTTCAAGAGGCGACGACGCTCTTCATGACTGAAGAATGACAGCGCTTTCCTGATGCCGGTGATATGCGAGTTCAAGTCCGCGAGGACCTGAACATGCTTCTCAATCGGCAAGGACGAATCGGGTACATGGATTGACTTTTTGGCCATGGTAATCTCCGTTTATGGCAGGAGGAGACGACTACCGTCCGAGGGTCGATGACCCTCGTCGGAGCGGCTT